TATGGAGGAATGACTGGAACTTCATCACCTTCAATTGTTTCTTTAATCAGGCTCATAACAGCATTCAACGCATTTGTTGTAATGTTGTATGCGCTTTCAATATCAGGCAATTCAAGGTATTTAGCAATATGAGACTGAGGAATAATTCCAGCCTGTGCCAAAGACTGTAACTGCTGTAACTTTGTAGAAGGGTCTTTTGAAAGACTTTCAGCTGCAGAGAATTGGATATTAAAGCTCTTTGCTGCACCGATTAAATCATCCCAGTTGAGCATAGCCCTTGTTTTTTCCTGTGGGAGAATTAATTCTTTTGCATCAAGAATATTAATACATTTTTTTGCTATGTCTACATAACATCTGATAACCTGATTTAATTGAGTTTCAAAGCGATCAGATTCTATGTTCTCCATTGTGCTTAAAGCAATACCGGAATTAAGGCCCTGTGGCTTTTGTGATGTTGCAGAGAGCTGGGAAATACCAACAAGCTCGTATGCATCCTGTTTGTATTTATCGATTAAGTCTCTGTACTGAGGGTCAATAATTCTCTGTTCATCACAGATAACCGGCACCCCGCTTGCACCTGGGATAGGTCTATAGGGGATAACCTGTCCCACTTCATTATTAAGAGAGCCTGCCTTTACGTCTGTACCTTCTGGTACCCAGTAAGTTTTAGGCATGTTTCTTTTTGCTGCAATTGCACAGGTTCTTATTAAGTTGTCTATCTGGTCCTGTATACCAAAAAGCACATCAACAACAGAAGAACAGCTAGAACCAAAGAGAGGCTTATTGTAGTAAATCTGTACAAAAGGTAATTCTTTTTCATAAGTTTCTACCTGATTGTAATTAGCCTCAGGAATCCATGTGTAGAATACTTTCTCTTTTGTATTCCAGTAACGTGTATAAGTTACCAAGTCCTGAGAAGTTTTAATATCAAAAGGCAGCAATGCTTTAGGATACTTCTTGCATTCCCAAAGCAATTCTGTATTTCTGTTATAACTGTCTTCTGCCGGATTTGTATAAACTGTCCATGGAAGCATTCTTTCAATGCCAGTATTAGAAACATAAATCATCCCGCGCTCAAAGATACATGCATCCTTAAAGGCGAGAGTAACTATATCATTTACATTGTATTCATCAAAGAGAACGTCAAAGAACTGTTGAGCCTGCGTACAAAGCTCGAAGTCTTTCCAGGAACCGTTAACGCTGTTAAAGAAAGGTCTTACTTTCTGACATGCTATTTTTGATATTAAAGTGTCTATACAGGAACGGATAACGTTTTCATTTACGTTGTTTGTAGATTCTCCATTCCAGTAATAGCCTACAGACTGGTATCTGTCTAAATCATCAAAAGTGATGTGATTGTCATATTCATACATCCATAAATTACGAAGCATTTTATAACGCTTGTTTTCATTTACAGATTTGAGATATGAAATCTTTTGTCTTATTCTGTCATAACGTGGCATCTACCAGCCTCCTTTATCCTCTGCGCTCTGCTGCTGTAAAGGTTGAGGTTGTCCCATTGGAGACTGCGCCATGGCATTTAATACAGTAGCCTGCATGTCATTTGCAACCCCCTTGAGTTTTCTTGCTTCTTCGTCTCTTGCTTTCTGTTCTGCAAGAAGTTTCTGTGTATCAACTGTATAGTCTAAACCAAACATTAGTGTTCACCTCTCTTAAAAAATGGACTGTCTATTTTGTGAGTAAGGTCTTTCCCTTTGTCTTCTGAAATAGAAGGGTCCATAATGATGTCTTTAATTACCTTTACGGCAATAACTTTAGTGAGTAAGTTTTTTACACCAGTATTATTATTTTTATCAAATAACAACATCTAACACCCCTTACCTTAACATACCGAGTAATTGCAACATCATTCCTACAGGGCCCATGTTCATCATGTATTCAAGCTGTGTGTTTGCTCTAGTATCAGCGTTAATTGAAAGCTGCTGTTTAACATCTTCAAACTGTTTAAGCCACTTTGCGTATTCGTCCTGACCCATACTGTTTCTGATGAGTGTCTCTGCACTTCCATAATCGCCTTTTTCGAGAGCGTTCTTTGCATCCATAAATCCCTGTTTTTGTGCAGTTGAGAGGCTGTTCCACATATTAGAAATCTCTGCCTGTGTTCCAACATCAAAGATTTTATCTGCTCTTGTTTCTGTTCTTTCAACATCTCTGTTAAGAACTTCGTTTTCTCTCTGTGTCTGCTGTGCAACGTTTTCTGCCTGTTTCTGCTGCCACAAAGATTTATCAGGAGTAAATTCATTACCGTTAAGACCTGATCTAAACCCGCCTATTGTATTGCCGATAGCATTCAAAGCGCTGTTAAGCATGAAATAATTTCTCATTTCCTTTGCGTCTTTAGAGTTGATGTCTTTTCCAAAATAACCGTCTTTCCATGCCTTCCAAATAGAACGAGGCATAGTTCCTTTTTTAGAGAAGTAGTTGTCTATATCAACATTACTCTTGTAATCTTCTTCTTTTGCCGGTTTTTCTTCTTCGTCTTTTGACTGTTCTGGTTCTGAAACAGGTTTATTAGGATTTACCCATTTCCCGTTTTCATCCTGGATATATCCTAAATCTTTCATTCCCTGTTTTGTTTTTTCTCCAGGAACATAAGTCTCATTTTCATTAAGATATCTTGAAATCTTTTCAGGGTCATTATCAAGCTGTTGTACCAAGTCAGACCACAACACCTCTTTTCCTTCACCACTTCCTGTTACTGTTGGTAAAGGCTCTGCAGCTGGTTGAGCAGCATTTACGGGGCTTTCACCACCATTAAAATTAATAGGAGTATAAGACCCCATAGCTTTAGTTCCAAAACTAGTTCTTCCAACCAGTGAGCCTTTAGCTGCATTCTTTGCTTCTTTCATCGCTGCCTTTGCGTCTGCAACTGCCGCAGCGTTATCTTTTGCAACTTCAACTCCAGCGTCTGCTGCTTTCTGGTCTAAAGCGTTTCTATCTTTTGCCCTTTCAACACCTGCTACCTGGTTGCTGTGGTTTTCAATGTAATTCTGAACAGCTACAGGGTCATCAGGATATTTGAGTTTTGCTTCTGCAATAAGCTCTTCCTGTGTCTTATATTTCTTTCCCATCTTAATCTCCTTACACTAAAGAACCAACAAGAGCCTGACCTGCACCAAGTCCGGCATTAAGCCACTTCTGACCGCTTGATTGCTGTCCGCTTTCTGTTCCCATAACCTGACCTTTAGCGCCGAGACCCTGTCCTAAACTCTGAGCCGCTGCGTTATACTGGTTAGCAAGTGCGTTGTTGTAAGTATCTGCAGCCTGAGAAGCGCCCATTGTTGCAGCTTGCGCCTTTGTAAGTCCTGCGTTCCTTGCAGCGCCCTGAGCCTGCGCCCCTGCGTTTACAGCCTGCTGCTGTGCGCCTGTAGATGCCATCTGACGTGCTTTGTCATACATAGCACCCGATGTATACTGTTCTGCAAGTTTGTTATATTCGTTTCTTGCGTTTTCGTAATTCTTATTAGTCAAACTCATTTTATATTACACTCCTTCTTTCATATACGTCTTTTATAACACCATATTTACTGATGTTTGTTTTTAATGTATCAAAATATGTGTGTTCCATTTCCATTACTGTTTCGTCAAGTCTTGTGTTCTCTACATTGAGCTTAGTACAATAAGCCTGAGCAAGTTTATAAAGAAGCAGAGAATAAAACATGTTGTTTGGTGCGTTAAACTCAATATCAGGCACAAAAGACTGTATTCTCATTGTCTTGTCTCTGTTGAGAATTAAAAAGCCATAACCTGTTTCTTCATTAACCTTAAGTCCAACAATACCTCCAGGCACTTTTGGTGTATCAATCTTGTCATAAGAAATAATTCCGTCAATCTTTACTGTTGCAAACTCTGACTTAGAATTCCAGATTATACCAAAGATATTAAGCTCTTCGTTAAAATATCCGAAATCAAAAGGCATTAAATCAACATTCCATGGGACCTGCACTATTGTGTTCTGGTCTATGTCAATGACAAAAACCTTATCATCATTAAGTAAAACAGCAGTTCCTATATTTTCTCTGAATAAAGCGTATGCGTTATTAAATACAAAGTCATCCGGGAAGGTATAAATAATCTGTCCGTAGATGTTATATAAAATCCCCTGTTCAGCGTCTAAATAGATATAATCACATACAGGCATTTCTGAATAATCAAAACCTACATCCCGATGAATTATTTCATTTCCTTCAAAATCATAAGCATATACATCGTTATCATAAGGTATCCAGTAACAGTCTCTGTAAATGTATACCTGGGAAAT